AGTCTGCTTGTCTATCTCCTTGGACCAAGGTCCAGTTCCATCCTTGCCTCCGAGAAGAGTCTCTACATCTTTTCTTAATTTATTATTAATGGCGAAATTTTTCAAATCTTGATTTGGATGCATATAAGCAACCATCCCCTCGGCCATCGCCTCCCTCATATTGGCGTGTCCGTACGAGGTTACGGTTCTTGGGACATTTGGTGAGTCATCAAACGAGACTCTGTCTTCGTGTAGTTTGAGAAAGTCTTTTGATGTGTCGGAGTATTCAGCCGCTACCTTTAGAGCGGCAACATATCTTTCGTTAGTGTTGTTCCCGAAGTATTTACGTTCGCTTTTTACGCCCATTCTTTCGGAGTCCCTTAGCGCCATCTGATGCAGCCAGTGCGCCCACTCATGGACAACCGTCCCAGCTAGTGACCTGTTCATTACTGCATCATCGCGAGATGGAACGTGCAATGGATTCATGTTCATTGGAACAGGACCATCTATGTCGTGTGTTTTGCGGTCAACAACGTAATTCGGGAAAAATGAAACCATATTTAGGTCTAGCGATGCCATTGCTTTTGGAAATATTTGCTTGTCTTTATCAACAGAAGAATTTGCGAATTTTGCAATCAGAGCTTTGTATTGCGGGCGAGCCACGTATTCGTCACGACCCTTTGGGGTGACAACACCGAATACTGGAGACCCATAATTCCTAACCGCCCAAGAAAACAACGGTGAATCTTCTAGTGCTGCCTCTACTGCTTTACGTGTTGCCGCTCTGGACTCTGGGGAGTAGTCAAATTTGTTATATTCATTTGCTTCGATTGCATTATCGAACCATTTTCTAAATTTAACTTCTTCTTCAGAGCCTTTTATCAACGAGCCTGCACCGTAGTTGTCGAGCCACATCTTGTATTGTGTTTCAATTGAGTCTGGGACAAGAAGGCTTGATATTTGTTCGTTTGTGAGACCTTTTAGCCAATCTGGTCCTTGTCTAATTGATATTTTTCCCCCGAGAACGCTCTCATCGCCGTACTTATAGTTTTTTAATTTATGAGCACGTGATTTATCTATTTTTTCTTCGGGTTTATTGATTTTTATTATTGGTCTTGATTTGTCTATGCGTGTACGGACCACTTCTTCTGGTTTTCCGGAAGATAAACCCACCCATCTTGGGCGTCTCGTCCCTTCATCGACCCATCCATCTCTGTCAACATCGATGTTGGTGCCGGTTGGTTTCTTGCTTCCACGAATGCCACCTGTAGGCAGGTCAATATCAGTACCCCTTATACTGCGTTTCCGCTTTCCAATACGGGGTCTATCTATCGCTCGGCTTGATAGCGCCCTGCCAAGACGGGAACCAAGGCCCTTGGTTTGAAATTGTCGCCTCTTATTGCGCGCAGACTCGCTGAATGGTATTTCCTCGGGCTGTGGCATTAAACCATTGTAGATGCCTATCGGCGCCTAGAAAGTTACACCTTTTTAAATCTGTACCCGCATTTGGTGCACACATGAGCCCATGGGTAAAATCTCTGTTCCGCTATCGGATGTTGACAGTCAAGAGATTCGTCGGATGCTCTGTTAAGGGTTTCCCTAATCCAGGAAGAAAGTGTTTGCCCTGATTTTTCGGCTGCCAATTTCCATCTATCTCTCGACCCGCTCATTGTTCTAATGAGGACCTGGCAGTCAGAAGGTCCGTCGTCGTTCTTGTCAGCAATTGGCTTAACCGACATGTTTGTCATGTTACTCGCAACCCTCTCTACTGCGGCAGCAATATTCGAATTGTCGATTAAGGTTTCGGGTTCCGGAGGTTGTACGTTAGAAATAACTTGCCCCACTTTCTTTTTTCTACTAGTCATTGTTGAATCCATCGTCTTCTCCTTCGGGGGCTATTAATTCAGCGTCAACTATGTCGTGGTCTTTGTCTCCCAGCATTTGTGCAACCATGTCCGCCGGCAACACGCCAGACATTCCCATTAATTGCAAAAGTTGCCTAGCCTCGCCCTCTGGGTCAAATCTGTCCGCAGATAGTTCTGCTAATTTCCCACCAGAAAGGGTTGCTTTCAAAGTCTCGGTTGCTGCTCCACGTACGTCCATTTGTACATTTATGTTTGCTTGGTCCATTCCTAGCAGTTTGGTTCGTCTATCCATTATCCCGAGTACCTGCTGGATTGCTTTTAGGTCGGGTTCTATTTGCATTTCCGTTCCGTCATCCATAACCTGTCGTCTATGTTGGGTCATGGGCCAGATTGCCTGCTGGAGATTGTCGAGCCTTTCGAGCTCCATGCGAAGAACCTCTGGATATGCAAGCAGGGTTTCGCTATTCATTTTTTGAAGTTGTCTTTGAATCGCCTTGGATACAACGTTCGTGGTTATGCCAAATCTTCTTGCGATTTCCGCGGTTGACGTGCCCGCCTGTCGAAGCTTGAATATGCGCAAGTCTCTCTCGCTTAAGAACTCACGCGTAGAAACGCTTTTACTCTTTTCTTCGCTCATGTACTAATCTTATTGTATTCCAGCACCTCGAAGGGGAAGCGTTTTCCTCTTGTTATCTTCAGGGGCCATGGTCGTTCGTCTCGGGCCCCTCTAAAATGTCTCACATCATAGACAAATGGCGTAACTGCTGTTGGGTCTGGTTGTAATGATATTCCAAACTCCGGCCATCTTGACCAAACTGCGGAACCAAATGGTCGCAAATCGCGGGTTGACATTGTCGTACCGAGTGGTGCGTGATGCTCGAGCCATAAGGCGCACCCATAAACGACCCTGAGGGTATCTAGGTACTTTGCTATCTCGACTGCTATTGCTTCGGATGTTCGTCCACCAGGGTCCACAAAAGACTTATATAGAGGTCCGAGAACCAATATGTCCGGCTTTATCTTTTCGATTGCCTCCTCCAATACCAGTCGGTCCTGTGCTTTTAATAAATCCATGCCTGCTGGCTTGGTCAGGATGTGCCCCTGAATTGACTTCACTCCGGATTTAGCCATTGCGTTATTCACTATAGATGTGGACATTCTTCTAATAATTCTCTCAGGGTTTTCAAGGTCCACCGTCAGGGTTACGACTGGCCTTATTGGTTGAAAGGTGAATGGGTGTAACCCAGCTGCGGAACAAAGCGCAATTTGACGTGCAAGCATTGTCTTTCCCACGCCTTCGGCTGCCACAACTATTACACGCTCTCCCTTTTCTAGTAAACCAGGTATGACCCAATCATAATTATCGTTGCTTGATTCCGCTATAAAATCATTCCACTGTATAAGTCTTCCTGGGTCTACTGGATTTGCAACTATGGCAGCAGATAAAACCAGGGACAGTTTCGACAACTTCTGCTGAGCACTCAGGTCATCTCTGGTGATTATCTCTGAAGCCCTAGCGATTGCCAGCTCTTTTAATCCAACCTCTGGTTCATGTTCAGACACCTGTTCATTTGGTGCTTCCCTATCTTCGACCTGTTCGCTTTCGCCAACGTCCTCGAACGGTAAAAGCTGTTCGATTTTTCCACCAGAAAACAAATGGTCCGTGATGTCTTTTTTCTCTGGACAAATCCAAGCCTGCACAGAACAGGACGCATTGGTTAATTCATTCAAAACCTTTAAGGCGTGATTTTTTCCAGGGCCATCGTTGTCAGCGACAATTTCAACAACAGCACCAGCGAGTGCGGCTGTATGTATATCCAGCCATTTTCCCGCTCCACCGGGCATCGTTGTGGCGCATATGCCTAAATCAATTAGTGTGTTGGCGTCTTTCTCACCCTCGACCACCCAAATCGGTTCACCTTCTTGCTTTGCTCGCAGTACGGCCGGAAGATTGTAGAGGACTTTAGGTGTATCTCCAAGGGAGTAAGTCCATCCATTATTGCCATCTGGTTTTCTCTGACGAAAAGTTTTAATTCCATCTTGATTTACGTAACGAACTTTTTGAAATAAAAGGTGGCCGTGTTCATCGGTGAAGTCATAAACCGCCACTTTTGTCAATACGTCTTTTTTCTTGTATGACTCTTCTCTCGGTGGCATTAGTTCTGCAACGGTCATGCCAACAGATGCGCAAATTTTATTTACATCACACCCGTTGCCTCTATGGCAGTTAACCAGCACCCTCCCATCATCACCTTCGGCTACAGAAAGGGAGGGATTCATATCGTCACTTCTGCACGGACATCTAGCCATCCACCCAGAACCAGTTTGCTTAACGCCAGTTAGGCGACTAAGAAATGTGATTGCCACTTGTCCTGGATTACTCATTCCGACATGAACTCCCCTGGCAACATGGACACCTTAGGTAATGAGCGTCCGTCTGCCGAGCGTGAGCCCACTCCAGGTATGTATATTTTGCCCTCACGCACAAGAGTCACTCCACGTTTTTTTCTCAATTCGGCTCGCTGTAGTTCGTTCAACCCACCCCATATCCCCCATGGTTCATTCTCTAATGAGTAGTCAAGGCATTCACGCTTAACTGAGCAATCTTTGCAAATAGCGATTGCTTTGTCTATCGATTGACGAAGATTTTTTTTCCCTTCGCGATTCAATCCGAATTCAATAACTGGGAACCACATGGTTGTGTCTTCCCCAGCACAATTTCCTCCCGATGGTGCTAGCGTTACCATTACCCCCCCAGATATGAGTTGTTAAGTTTCGCAAATCCTATCCACATCGGAGGAAGAAAGGAATACCAGAGCGTATTGAATCTGAAAAATTCCGTTAACATCATTTACGGCTACGTCTATAGACTCAAGAGGGACGCCAAACTTTGCCGACAACGATGCCCGTGTTTTACTAATGGATATTTCATTGGAGATATATCTCTCATCGGAATCGCGATACTTTATTGCTGCTCCAGCTGAGAGGGCTTTGATTTCTTTGTTTTTTTCTTCTGCTCGCGAGCACCACGCACATGCAAGGTGGCTTGTTGACGCGGCGCGTGCACGTATCTCGGTGTGTCCACACTCAAGGACGTGTTTGTATTTAACTTTACCCCAGGCGCCTTCTCGGCTTATTTCGACTACTTGTCGTCTAGGCGCACGCCGTCGTTCGGTTGTCACCAGTTACTCCGCTGTGTAGCGGGAAACTACTTCTGGAGTTTACTAAAGAACTTCTTCAGCCAATTTTTTCCAGCACGAACGTCGATTGTGTCCGGAATCTGTGCGATAACTTTTTCCGAATTTTCGGCAAGTACGTCTGTCACGAATTTCTGCGAATCGACAAATGTCTTAGGCTTTGGAGCAGCCTTCTTTGGGGCTGCTTTTTTTGCCGTCTTCTTCTTTGCTGGTGTCTTCTTTGCTGGTGTCTTTTTTGCTGTCATGCCAACAACTCTAGTACCCCGAATTGCCTCGTAGGGGAACCTACCTTTATTTCGGTAAATT